GTCCAGCGCCCGTGCCTTGTCGAACTCTTTATCGTATGGGACAACTGGGTCAAATCTCCAAACGAGGTCACTTCCAAACAGTGGTAAAAGCTGTTGATTGATCGCTTCCTCACGGTCATGGATACGTGGGGTCAGCACGTTCTTTGCATAGATGTACTGAGCGGAATCTGCGGTTGAACGATTGCTGTTTTCCGTAATGCCCATAATTTCACGCGGTACGCCAAAGTGCTCCAGAACGGCATCACGTATCGAAATTCGGCTTTCTACAAATCCAAGCTCCCGGATATCCTCACTTCCGAAGGTCTTTATATCAACCTTGCCGGTAAGTGCTGCGGCTCTGTGACTGTTCTCCACGCCTCGATGCCGTTTGTTCCAGCGCACCATAAAAGCGTCCCGCTGAGCGTCCGATGCTTCCGGCATAAGAAACACTATGGAAGGTGTTCCATCATTGTAGAAAAAACGTTTCTGAAACTGCGCGGAAAACTCGTCTATTTCCACTTCATCCGCGATACTTTCTGCTACGCCCAGCCCGCGCATAAACGGGTCCAGCGGATTGAGGTGCTTCATCACAAACATATCCTCGACCGGAACCGTCATAGTCAGGCCGCTTGGCGATGTAATCATGTAGCCGGGATTGCCGAGATACGGGGTCATCTTTACCCAGTGTGGAGGAACGTTCCACAGTTCAATCGGACGCTCGTTTTCATCGCGCTCAATAAGGAAAAAGCTCTCCCCGACAAGCATCAGGTAAATCTCATTGAGCCGCCAAATAGCTGAGCTTGTCATTTCATACAGCGGATTCGGATGCGCCATAAAATCAAGGAACGGATGCTTTGTCAGCTCAGTTTCTGTCCCGTCCGGATTGACCCGCAGCAGATGTCCGTTCAGGCTGGCGAGGTCTGTCGCTATCTTTTCTACAACCGCCAGCCTGGGGCTCTTTGAGTACATTTCCAGCCACTCGGCTGTATTCCTAGAAGGCGGCCTTGCCCAACGTGAAACAAATCTGCCGTTATCACCCATGTAGGCGTTCCGCACTTTATTCCGACTAAACAGAATATCGAATATCTTCATCTTGCACCTCAGAAAGAGAATCCAAATTCGCCCCGCCGCTCTAATTCGGCAAAAGCATCACTTGTAGCGTCCACCATATCTTTGAACTTACTCGCAGGAAAACTTTCTAACTGGGAAAAATAGCTCTCATTCCAATCACCTACAACTACATCAAAATTCCCGGCCTGCCATTGGGAGGCAACGGGTTCAGCTCTAGCTTCTTTGCTTCCGCTTACCGGTATTGCGGTAACACTAAAGCCAGACAGCAGCCTAATAAAGCTTTCTGCCTGGTCTTTTCCTGCTTGCCCTGGATCTTGCGGAAGTCGTATTCTGACATTGCGGTACCTGGCGTTGTCAGCCTCAGCTGTATGCCTTATCATAGCTCGTACATCACTGGCTGACATTCGGACGTTGATAACATCAACGACAATATAGCTATCGTCTGAGCGTTTACCCATGAGCACCCCGGCTGTGTAAGCCGGTTCACCCTTTTCCGTCTCTGGGGTAGCAGCAAGGTCCCACGCCCGGACAAACTTCGTTATATCGTCTGGCACAATGGGCAGCATCTTGCGCACTTGCGTCCGTTTGAAGAACAAACCGGCAGCCTGCTTTATCTTCCAGTTGCCGTACAGCAACCGTTCCCGTTCCACCGTCGGCAGGGCTTTCAGATTTGCCAGATAAGATGGATCACGCTGCATCAGCAATTTATTATCCTGCAAAGTGCTGTTGATAAAGGCGACAGATTTCGGTTCAGCTCGTTCTTCTGATGTCCTCAAATTGAACCGTTCCCACAGTTCCGATTTTTTATCGGCCCAATACACGGTATCGTTGCTACGGTACATCCAGCGTATCTTTCCGCACCGTTCCGCGATGGGGTAGCCCGTGTCCTGGTCAATCCACCACGAAATGAAGGGGGCAACCCAACTATCCGCATCCGGATTGCAAGTGGCTCGGATATAGGGCTTTACACCGCACATGGAACGGTTACGGGAAAGCATATAGAAAAAGACGCTCTCTGAAAAGTGTGTCAGCTCATCGAACATGATGAGCGGTACCTGAGCGCCTTGCCAATCATATTTTGTTTGCTCCATTTCCAGATGGGAAAAAGTGATCGTTGCGCCGCTTGGGAAGGTCCACATCGGCTTTGGGGACAGCTTCGGTATTGCGCCGAGCAAGCTGTAAATGTTGAAGCTTTCCGACCATAGACCGCCGGGGTTCAGTATTTGCGGGTTTGTCCGCCGGAACGCGACGGCATCGAATTTCTTGTTGTGGACGTGCCTCAGCGGTTCCAGCAGGAGAGCATAACTTTTGCCGCCGCCAGCAGCCCCACCGTAGATGCAGATGTCAGCGGATGAAGCAAGGAACTTCTCTTGCTTTCCGGGCTGCGGGCGAAATACCACCTTCTCCATGCGCTATTCCACCTCATCTTCCTCCACTTTCTCCTTCTCGGGAAGATACACCTGCACCTGTTGAAATTCAACGGGCTTACCGTCGGTACCGGTGACTTCGGTTTTTGTAACGTCTCGCCAGTGGGATTTCATGCGGTTTTTGAGCCAGAAGATCTGAGCAGTAACACTCGGGGGAATGTACCGTTTCTTTTGCCGCAAATCTCCGAGCTTTGTTGAACCGTTTTTGCTGACTTCAAATAACCGTTCCTCCTCATCGACGAAGTAACCCATCGCGCTGTTATACAGGCTACGCTCGACCTTACTGTCGGCTATCTCTTTTCCTTCGGCAAGTGCTTTCGCAAAGGATTCATGAATCTTCTTCCACTGGGAAATGGTCTTCCGGGAGACATGCATAGCAGTTGCAATCTCGTCATCCGTGGCACCTTTACAAGCAAGCGACCACGCCCAATCGTCGTGATACTGAGCATTGTACACTTGAGCTGCCATAGCATCACCTCCTACTTCTTTTCGATGTAGTCAGCGCACAGCTTTACCAAACCGTCATGCAGATTCTTTGATGTGATTTCACCGGAGCCGACCATTTTATCCAATGCTTTCTTGATAACTTTTGCGCTTGCAGCAGGTATCTTCGTTCGGCCTATAACAGTTTCTATCGGTATCCAACGCTTATCGTCAGTCGTATCTTCCCATGCTTCAGAAAGCTGCGTGACATTTTTCTCGAACACATTCAGTATGATTTCCACTGCTGTCGCAACGTTTTTGACGTTATGTGCAGAGCTGACAACCTCCTGAGCGTCAAGCCATCTGTCGTAGTCTGCCATGCGAGCAAACCAGATATCGTGAGCAGATTTTGCCCGGTCTTTTGCTTCATCGATAACCTTTCTTGCTGCTTCAAGTTCATTCGGCAGGAAAACCATTGACAGTGTTTGGAATTGCAAATTTGCTTCCGATATGCTGATAGCTGAGAACTTATCAAGCAGTTCAAGGGTTTTGTCGTCAAGACCGCTGTATTTCTTCAAACTCGTATCAAGAATCTTTTCATACAGGGCCTTTAACGTTGCCGGGTCATCCTGTCCGGCGATTGCGTTATGCGATAGCTGAATTGCAATCTGCTGTTCCTCACTCAGTTCGTCATCAGTCGCCAGGCATGTTATCGTTTCCAACCCGACTTCAATCGCGGCACGCGTTCTGTGATTACCTGACAGACACAGCCATTTGCCGTCTTTGTCCTTGCAAAGAAATGGAGTAGACGTGAGCTTTCCGTCCCGCCTGACGTTCTCTACGAGCCTGTTAAACTCCTCGTGCTTCATATACCGCGCATTGGTTTCCAGCAGTTTTATATCACGCGGATTCAATTCAACGGTAAAGACATTCATTACTGCTCCTCCTTGCCTTCCGTTTGAGAATGTTTCTTCTTCCACATCGCCAGCCCTTCTGCCAATGTCCACGCCCCCATAGCCGCGCCATAATTCAGCTGATATCCCTGATTATAATATATCTTTGACATATCAGTCTCGCCTTCTTCAACGCCCGGTAGCTCTTTCTTGTTCAACAGCTGGAACAGGCCCCGATACTTCATGCTGACCGGATTTTTACTAAAAGCAGTTGTTACGAGTGACCGTATCCGATGGCTTGTCAGGCGCTCCGCTAACAGCTTGGATTCACGGCTTAAAGCCGCGTATAAAACGAGTTTTGCAAGCCGTTTATATTTGGTAGGGGCAATCGGAAAATCACTTAGCAGATACATGGTTGGCGTTTGGATATGCTTATCCCAGTTTGATAACGTGGGGGATGCTGAAAAAGCATATACGCCTATCAGCTTATTATCAACGAGCACGCCATAACTTGATGTCTCGCTGCCGGGCTTGATATATGGATTCATGTACTGCGAGCGCAGTGCGCGGAAGTTCTCACTTTTGAGCTCAATGATTCTGATGCTATCTCCTATGTCCTCGTCTTTTCCCAGCCTTTCAACGAAAAGGCTATCAACCTGTTGGCTTGGCATTACAATCCTCGACTTTGGAGCTTTAGAGTAAACGTAGAGTGGGACACCTCTGTTTGTGGTCTGAGACACGCCTATCAAATAATCTGAAAATTCCGAAAGCTCATCATTTGTTCCAAACATAAAATATTCGCGTTTTGTCAGTTTTCGGAACATTTCAAATATTTTATCTTTATCAATCAAATCGTAACTTGGAGGTGTCCAGGTTATGATTTCCTCGATGACTTTGAACATCTTTTCGTAGTCGCCGGAATAAAACGGCGGATAACAGATAAAACCCTGATCATGCGGTACTTCATCAACCCACCCTATAACATCACCGGCATAAAACGACGATAAGAATTGTCCTGCCTTTTCGACCTTTCCTCTGGTCTTTTCAAACAGTTCTGTCCATTGTTCCTGATAAGCATTTATCATTCTGAGATAATGCGGGTTTGGCTTTGAGCCAAGATACACCGCCATTTTGGAAAGCAGTAGTACGACCGTTACAATATCAAGATCTGTTTTCATGTAGTCCTTGACAAGCATCATCGGACCGTCATAGTTCTCATTAAATTTTGCATCAAGAGGAACGCCCGCGAAATAGTTTCCAAGAAGGCACGAGTATATCGTAACGTCATTTCCATGAAGTCTGGCTTCAGTAACACCCTTCAGCATACGCTCTATTGTAAAATTACCAGAGCAGCCTATATAGATATCTTCGCACTTCCAATTCCGAACACAATCGCCCATAATGCGCTGAACGCTATCTGGCAGAGAGCCGTGAAACATCCTTCATTCCTCCTCGCAAAATGAAAAGCCGCAGAACCTGAACAGATCTAACGGCTCTTCATGAGCTATTCAGTTTGGAGCGGACTGCACGAGTTGAACGTGCGCTTCGCAGCGGGTAGCTGCGGGTTCTGCTGTTAAACTAAATCCGCATAATGGAGGGGCGAACTCTTGTTATTGATTTTTACTTTCAAAAGCCGCCCCATAATTTCAGAAATTAAAACAATGTAGTTTGCGTGCTGTCAGCCTGCTTCACTTTCTTTACGCCCTTTACGGGAGACGGGTCGAACAACTCCGGAATGACCTCGCCGGTTTTTTCCTTCCACCAGTTTGCGAATATCGTCCGGTGGCACCAGTCGCTTTCACCCTTCCGTACATCTTCGTAGCACAGCAGTACAACGTCCTTGCCTAACATTTCAAAGCCAGAGATCAACTTTCGGATGTAATCAGCACCAATGCATTCCAAACGCTTTCGGTACTCAACCTCGAACGCCTCTTTGGTTTCATACTTCCCGAAGATACCCTTCGGCATCAGCTCGTTGATCGATCCGCTGATGTTGTACCCAACGTTCCAACGGGGGCTGCCTACGGAGATTCGCACCGCCGTATACTTCCCCGTCTTCAGTTCAGGATTGGAAAACCTACTCGTGTAAATCATACGCCTTCACACCTTTCTAAAATAGTAAACGCCGCTGAAAAGCGGCATTCGAGGAACTTTTTTCCCTATATTCATTCTATCACATTTCTGCACTTTTGTACAGTGTAAAATGAAAAAATCCGCTTTTTTACGTCATTTTTTGAACTCCTCGCCCGATTTCAAGAGGCTTCAACGGGGGACACCGAAAGCCTCCTGAATCTGAGCTGAGGTGCATAGGCGTATCACTATACGCTAACATTTTATCACCCCCACTATGACAAGTCAATGACACGTTTGTGACATGACTGCGACTGACGAGATTTCTGGATTCTGCGCTGTGTACCACTCACCCAATGCTTGCAGCACTTCCTCGCATGGGCAGGGCAGCGCGGGGTGAAACACCACACCCGTCATACCCATAGCGCTCTTTACTGCAATAAACTCACGGTCTGTACCACTTACGCCGTCAACCCCTCCTACGCGAGTTCGGGCCGTTTTCATGGGGACACCGTGGTCATCAAAACTCTCGAACAGAACGTGCGTAAGCGGATTACCAGCACTTTTGGAATCGCCGACTGCCATTCTGGCAAGTGTGACTACATAGCCTCCGGGCACAGTTCCGGTCAGCGTATAAAAGCGCGTTCCGGTCACGTAATCCGGCAGCGGATTGATACCCTCGTAGGGCAACGGTGTAAACTCTTTAATCATCGATGTTCTCCTTCCTTTTCATCCATCCTGGCCCCGCAGTGGGGACAGAAATCATAGTCAAGATATCCTTCGCTCCAAACCCAGGGCTGCTGAGCTTTGCAGACGGAGCAGTAGTTTTCACCATCACCGGGAACCGGTCGGACCCAATGTCCGTGCCGCATAGAACGCTTTAATCGCTTCAGCTCCACATCCTTGCGCTGAAGCTCAACCAGAAGCTGCGGCTCAGGCTCAGCCCGACGCATTTCTCGCGGCAAAGGGCGTGCTTCAAACCGATACTTCCGGGCATCGTCGCCAATCTTCTGGAACAGGCGAGCTTCCGCCAGCATCGGCGTATCCTCGCAGATACCGAATTGCCAGCACTTTCTGCCCGTGTTCCAGATTCCGTACTGTTCTCCACGGACTCCGTACATGTACGATTCACGCTTCACTTCTTTTTGCCTCCATTTCTAAAAACTGCAATCGCAAGGCATTTCTAACGGTTCTTCCGGTATAGCATCTCTCACTTGTTTCCAGAATTTAGCGCTGTTTGTCTTGTCAGTTGGCAAGATATGCAAGACATCTCGCATATCTCGAAACTTCTGTTCAAGGTCTTTGAGATAAACGCCTTTGATAATGCTATAGCCGATTTCTTCCTCTGCTGCCTTTGCCTCGTCTCATATATCCGGACGCAAGCAATACACGCAATACCAATGTTGCCTCCCGGCTTTCAAACAGCCGGTGCAGTTAGCGTGCTTGTAGGTTGCGTAGGTGCTGGGTCGCGCTATCCCGATTTCCTCAGTCGCGTGAATCGTTCGTTCCCAATCTGCCAGCGGGAACACAGCCCTATAGCCCATAGCAATCATAATGCCACTCCGGCGCAGCATACGGGAGGTTTCTTCGGCGTCAAACCCATATATCACTTCGTCTCCAGGTTCTGCGTTTTCCTTCAGCCACTTATAGAACGGCTCTGTTTTCAGTCTGCTTGTACAAAACGCCGGATGATTGAACGCCTTAAACGCTTTGTTTGCCACAGCTACAGCCAGCGGCGGCATAGTCTCCCATCCCGGCATATTGGCATAGGTAACAGGCAGACCGATGTACCCCGCGACTTCACGCTTAAATCGTTTGATATCTACGTGCTCGACGTGAGAGGAAATATCGTGGTTCAAGAGGATCATACCTTCTGTCCCGTACCTCCTGGCTGTCTCAATCGCCGCCAGCGCGGAGGAATGACCGCCGCTGAAACAGACAATATGCTTCACTTCTTCCGGCCACCCTTCCTTTTACAAGTCCGTCGCTGATTGGCGCGTCGTTTCTTCTGTGTGCTTCTATATCTCATCCGCAGGCGAATATCAGGCTGAGCGAAAAAGTCGCCCGCTGACATAAATCAAAAACATAGTTTCAAAATTCCTCCTTCGGTGTTGTCAACCATCGCAGTTTTTCAAACTGAGTGCGGTATACCCACACGTCATCGTAAAATGCGGGTGTCAGCCAAACCTCCTGCCCCTTAGTCGGTGAAATCAGCAAAAGGGATCCCATCGGACTTACAGAGGGCTGCGTAAGCGTATCAGCTACAACGACATACCCGGCGCAGCCCAACAAAGACAGTTGCAGATAGCACATCAGCGCCGCAGTCCGGTCAATATCCTGCGCCACAAACAGCATCTGCCGGGGACCAAAGCCTCGCTTTACCATCTCATTCCGAGCTGCGATCAGGAGGGCTCCTGCGCCACAGCAAGGGTCGTTGATTCCAGACCATCCGTGTTCCTTAATCTGACGGACTCTATCATCGATGGTTACAGCCGCCATTAACTGGCAGATGGAATACGGTGTGAAAAACTGCCCCTTCCAGTGGTTCCCCAGTTTCAGGGACATGAACATCTCACCAAGAAAGTCCTGCGCAGGATCTTCCTCCAACGCTTCGACCAATTTGCCAAGCAACTCCGGGAAAATCAGCTGCTCTTTCTTCGGATATCGGTTGATGATGTTAAGATATTCCCGCTCGCGGTCATCGTGCTTTTTACCTTGCTGGTCTAAAGCGTTGGCAATGGAGATAGCTGACATCGTAATAAAGTCAGCCCAGACTTCCCACGAACTTTTTGTGCTGCACAGGTCCGTGAATCGTCTGGCAAAATCAGCCTGGCTTTTCTTACGAAAATGTACTGTCTTTCTGCCCATTGGCATTCTCCTTCCTGTTGCGGAATCGCA